ATAAGCCAGACCATGTTGGTCAAGCAAACTTTGATGGCTCAAGATATATTCACGCTTACTTTGATACTGTAATCGATTCTAAAGAATCAATCACCGGTGGTGGTTCAGACCGATACTTGTCAGAAGATTATATGTTCTGTCAAATGTGGCGTAAAATGGGTGGGCAGATTTATTTGTGTCCATGGATGAAAACACAACATATTGGTACCTATGCATTTACAGGTAACATGCCTGCTGTTGCACAATATACTGGTAAATTATAGGAGTTTTTTATATTATGAATTGTGTAAATCTTCAAACAAAAATTAAATCTTTTAGGGATAAAGATTTAGAAATATGTAAAAGTTTAGTTAATGTTGATTCGTGGCCTGAATATTATTCTGATGAATTTACAGACCACGAAAACAAACGATTGCCTATTGCTATTGTATTATCTGCTGCTGGTCATCCATTTCAATTGATTGATATCAGCAAGATTAATCTCAGTAATTCTTATTCACAAGAATTTAGAAACGGTGGTGAGAATCCAGAAAAACCTGCTATTCGTATGAGTTTGCATCAAAAAGGATATTACTTAGATACGCATCCAATTCGATTAAGACTTTACAAGAATGGGGAATTATCGGTTGGTGCTGGAATTACAAGACTTCAGCTATTAATTGAGTTGGGTTTCAAAAATGTCATCTGTACAGTTTACAAAGGTGATGATGACGCTTCTGACATTGAAATCAATAACGCTTTTAATATATTCTTTTTCAGAGACAATGCCAATCATCGTCCCGCTGGAATGATTACAAAAGACGATGTTGCTTTCAATGTTAAAAATTCTGTGATAAAAGGTGAAATTGCTTTAGATCCTGATGCGATTAGATATCAAGTTAATGCTATGACACAACCAACTTCTTGGACTAAAAAATACAAAGAAGAAATAGCTGCTATTGTATTTAATGCTTGCAATAATTATACAGATGAAAATGGCAATGAAGTTATTGTTAGGTCGTATACAACAGAAGCAGTAAAAAATGATTTTATGATGAACTATAAAGAAACTGGTTATACAAAGTATATGGTATTTTCAACTGGTTCAACAAAGAAGATTGCATATGCTGTTGGTGAAGAAATGAAAAAGCATAATAAGAAAATCAGAATAGTTTTACACACTGATAGACTAGATGCTTTTGATTTGGAATCTACTTACATTAAAAGAATCATTGAAGCGAAAGATGAAATAAAAATGCTTTGGGATCGATTAAGTTCTTTTTTCGGTGAAGCTGATGTTAGTGACAGAGTAGAAATTTATGGTTGTCTTCCTGCTGTTTCAACATTGACACCTAACATGAATGAAATGGTTATTTTTGGATTAAATGATGCATTTTTATCAAATTTACATCATCTCACGACAAAAAATAAAAAGGCAATTGCCAATTCAATCGATAGTTTTATGTTAAATGATTCTAAAGAAACTGAAGAGATGGAATATCAATGACAACATCGGAAGAAGTTGTGAAAGCATCTCAAACTGCAACCACCGGTGGTCGTAAGTTTGACGGTGATAAACTACAATATGGTTTACTGCCACCACTTGCATTAAAAGCTATGGTTGAAATTTTGACCTTTGGTGCAAAGAAGTATGAACCGGATAATTGGAAACATGTTCCAGATTCCAAACGGAGATACTTTGATGCAATGCAAAGGCATTTATGGGCATGGAAAGAGGGTGAGCAAAATGATCCTGAATCAGGAAAAAATCACCTTGCTCATGCTCTTTGTTGCCTCACATTTCTGTATGAACATGATATAATGTATTCTGTTGATGACAATTCTTAATTATGAGAGGTATTAAATGAAATTATCAAACGACACACTATCGGTGTTAAAAAACTTTGGTGCTATTAATCAAGGCATCATGTTTAAGAAGGGTAGGAAGCTTAAAACAGTTTCTTCACATAAAAATATTCTTGCTGAGGTAGATATCAAAGAAGATATTCCAGCGGACTTCGGTGTATATGACTTGAACAATTTCTTGTCAGTTGTGTCACTCCATAAAGACGATCCAACATTTGAGTTTGATGAGAAGCATGTTGTTATCGTTGGTAACAAAGGTCGCAGTAAGATTAAATATCGTTTCTGTGAGCCCACAATGATTGTTATTCCACCTGAGAAGCAATTAACAATGCCTGATGCAGAGATTAATTTCACTCTTTCAGCTGAAGACTATGATTGGATTATGCGGGCTGCATCAGTTCTATCTTCACCACAAGTTGCTGTTGAATCTGATGGTAAGAAAGTATCAATTGTGACTATTGATTTGGCAAATGATTCTGCACATACTGATGCACTTGAAATTTCTGCTGGTGATGGCAGTAAGTATCGCATGGTATTCAAAACTGAAAACCTTAGTAAGATTCTTGCTGGTGGTTATGAAGTTGCTATCTCTTCAAAGGGCATTTCAAATTTCAAACACAAAACACATCCACTTCAATATTGGATTACAACTGAACAAGGATCTAAGTTTGAGAAGGCTGCTTAATTGTGAGATATGCTGACGCATTTCCTGATGATGAAGAACAACCACTTGTTCAACTTGAGCAAACACAATCAATTTTTTCTACTTTAACAAAGCAAGAATACATTGCTGTGTTGGAGAATGAAAGAGAAACTCTATTGCGGCGTCACTTCAATTCAGAAGAAGGTGGTACAGGTGATTTCAATACTGCCGCTTCTGTTTTAGAACACCGTATTAATGAGATTAAAGCTCAACTTTGATTTTTTTATTTTATATTATGAGGCATTGTGATGGAACATTTATTATGGACTGAGGCTTACAGACCTAAAACTGTAGAAGAGTGCATACTGCCTGAAAGGCTGAAACACCCATTTCAGGAGTATGTTAATCAAAAACAAATCCCCAATCTTTTACTAAGTGGTGGTGCAGGTGTTGGTAAAACAACTATTGCAAAGGCTATGTGTAATGAGATTGGTTGCGATTTTCTAGTAATCAATGGTTCAGACGAATCTGGTATTGATACATTCCGTGTCAAAATCAAAAACTATGCTTCGTCTATGTCACTAACTGGTGGTCGCAAGGTCATCATTATTGATGAGGCTGATTATCTAAATCCCAATTCAACACAACCTGCTTTGCGTAATGCGATTGAAGAGTTTGCAGGTAACTGTTCGTTCATCTTTACTTGTAATTACAAAACTCGCATCATTGAACCATTGCACTCTCGATGTGCAGTTATTGATTTCAATTTGAAGAACGGTGAGAAGGCTAAGATGGCATCTGCTTTCTTTAAGAGAGTTCAGATGATTTTGCAAAGTGAAAAAGTTGAGTTTGTTGATTCAGTTATTGCAGAATTAATTAAGAAACACTTTCCAGACAATCGCCGTATTCTAAATGAGTTACAACGATATTCACAGTTTGGAAAGATTGATACTGGTGTTCTTGCACAGATTGGTAATGTTCAACTAAGTGAGATTACTAAACATATCAAAGACAAAGACTTTGGTGCAATTCGTAAATGGGTTGGCAGCACAGATATTGATGCGAATGTTTTATTCCGTCAATTGTATGATGCATTGTATGATGTAATGAAACCGCAATCTATTCCACAAGCAGTTTTGATTCTTGCAGAATATCAATACAAACAAGCATTTGTTGCTGATTCCGAGATAAACACCGTGGCTTGCCTAACAGAGCTCATGGCAACATGTGATTTTGTATGATGGATTTATTGAAACCAATCTTTGATACTATTATGTTATGAGCAATCCATTTGATTACCTAAACGCAATTCTTCAAAACAAAAAACAGTTAATTGTTGATGAGTTGACTGAAAAAGACTATTCGCCATTTATGGTTAATAGAGGTCTCTCTTATCACAAAGACTGTATCATGTATGCAAATGAAATGAACAGTCGCCACTTGATAGATAAAAAATTACAAAATGATTTTTTACTCAATACTATCCGTTCACAAAAAAGACCGTTTACGAAGTGGGCAAAGCCTATAAATCGTGAAGATTTAGCATGTGTCAAACAAGTCTATGGATTCTCTAATTCTAAGGCCAAAGAAGCATTAAGTATTCTTTCTGATGATCAAATAAAATATTTAAAAGATCAAACTGATGTGGGCGGATTAAAAACTTAACACTTATTAGAGATTGAAAAAATGATAAATACCGTGCGGTCCCAAAAAAGACCGTTTACGAAGTGGGTAAAGTCTGTGAAAAGTGAAGATTTATCATGTATAAAACAAGTCTTTGGCTTCTCTGACTCAAAAGCATCAGAAGCTGCGCGCCTACTCAGTAAAGAACAAATCCAACAACTAAAAGAACAAACCGATATCGGTGGATTGAAGAGGTGGTAAAATGGTAGACTTGAATAAGTTTGTTGAGGTAACACTCAACGAACAGGATGATTTTTTAAAAGTTAGGGAGACACTTACCCGAATTGGTGTCTCTTCCCGTAAGGAAAAGGTTCTTTATCAATCGTGTCACATTCTACACAAACAAGGACTTTATTACATTGTTCACTTTAAAGAGTTATTTGCATTAGATGGAAAACCATCAAATATTTCAGAAAATGATATTCAAAGAAGAAATGCAATTGCAAATTTGTTAGAAGAATGGGGACTAGTAAAGATAATTAACCATAAATTGCTAGAAGACAATATTGCACCACTACATCAGATTAAGATAATCTCCTTTAAAGAGAAAGATGATTGGCAACTGGTTGCAAAATATAATTTGGGCAAGAAACTATATGAACATTGAAATGGG